ATCTTTACTCACGAATGGAGATACTCATGGTTGTACTATACTTGGAGTTTTATTCGCCACGCAAGAGGAACAGAATTTCAAGGGCGAAGCACATTTCTGTCCAATTAGTCATCAGGAAATAGTGGCTAGCTTGTCTGAAGTGCGTCGCCGTCATACCGTATTGCCTAGTGCTGTTGAAGTTTGCAGTTACAAGAAATTTGGTGAGGAGATTGTCACGGAGTCTGCCATTCATCCCAAGTCTCACCTGAAAGATGTGCAGAGCCCTCATTTGTATGCTCTTGGTACTCGTCAGGGTCGAAATAAGTATGTTTCTGATATTCGTAGGCGTGAGATCAGTGATATGGTTGCTGAGATTTTTGGGGTCCCGTGCAAATGGGGCGCTCCCCAATTCAAGGGTGTTGATGAAAATGGCAAACCTTTCAACTTCAATCGTGCATTCAATAAGACCATAGCATCGATACTGCAAGGCGCTGGCAAGGTTGATGATCGCTGGTTGAAACTCGCTGTTGAGGATTGGCTCCGACCGTTGTTGCCTTTGATGCGTAGATGGAGACAGATAGATGATATACGTCCCCTCACTGAATTTGAAATGGTCAATGGGATATCAGGGAAAAGATTTATGGAAGTTCTCAAAATGGCCACCTCAATGGGATTACCAGTGCAAGGCCCGAAAACCCCGTGGTTCTATATCAAGGACGGGAAGTACTATATGTCTGAAGAATTGGCACGGGAGTTCCGCAGGGCGAAAGAACATATTGAGAAGGGTAACAGGCATTTCGCTTGGTTCTTAGCTCTACTCAAGGATGAGGCCAAGCCACTAGCAAAGTACAAAGTGAGAGTTTTTTATTCCTGCGATGTCATCACGACGCTTCTGGTTCGACAATATTATCTACCCATCATGCGTTTTTTGCAGTTTCATAACCTTACGTCAGAAATAGCAGTTGGCATGAATCCCATGTCTAGCGATTGGAATGATTTCATCGAGAAGCATGCGAAGAAATTCATGACTGAAGATGGCCAATGCTTTGCCCTTGATTACTCCCATTACGACAACGCATTCAGCCCTAATGTCTTTCAGGCTGCTGTGCGATGTTTGGAAACTTTGGCCATCGAGGCTGGCTATACG